CCCGGTGCGGGTGCGCCAGTGACAACCAATGGTGGACCCGGTGGAACCACGACCTTCGGACCGTTGACCGCTCCAGGTGGTAACGGTTCGGTGTATGGGACTTTAGTCAACCAGGGTAATACGGGTATGAGTGGAAACGCTGCTCCCGGCGCTATAGGGACAGGTGGCAATATTCTGAATATGCGCGGCTCAGCTGGCGGTTATGCGTTTTTATTAAGTGCTAACACGATTTCAGGCTCTGGCGGCGATTCGTTGCTGGGCAAGGGGGGCTTTGGTGTCGGTTTCCATCCAGTGCGCTCACTGGGTACGGGTTATGGTAGTGGTGGTTCTGGCGTGGCAATAAACCTGAGCTCTGCCGCAATTGACGGAACGGCAGGCACTGCCGGGGTTATCATTGTTGAGGAATACGCATAATGAGCGATATTTACGCTGTTGTTGTCGATGGGGTGGTAGTAAACATGGCGCTATGGGATGGCGTCAATGAGTGGGGATCTGAAGAGGGAGTCGTGCTCCCTTCCGGGGAATACGTCGGCATCGGCTGGCTGTATGACGGTACGGAATTCATTGCCCCGCCAGTCCCTGAAAAGAGCCATCAAGAACTTGTTGCATCCGCTGAAGAACAGAAGCAGAGCCTTATCAATGATGCCAATGCCTATATCAATGGCAAACAGTGGCCCGGAAAGGCGGCGATTGGGCGGCTGAAAACTGACGAACTGGCTCAGTATAATTTGTGGCTGGATTATCTTGATGCGCTTGATGCCATCGATACGTCAACCGTGCCTGACATTGACTGGCCTGATACGCCAGCATAGGAACCTTTGAAAGAATGGCGGGCTGATGCCCGTCTTTTTTATGAATTGTTTATGTGCCATCGGCTATCCATCGCCGATAAATAGCCCCTCACCAGACCAGTCAGGACAATAACACTCGCCCACTAACCACGGAGTTAACCGGATGAGTGATTTTCACCACGGCGTGCAGGTGCTTGAGATTAACGACGGCACCCGCGTCATTTCCACTGTTGCAACCGCAATCGTCGGCATGGTCTGCACGGCCAGCGATGCGGATGCCGAGACATTCCCCCTCAACGAGCCGGTACTGATTACCAATGTGCAGAGCGCCATTGCGAAAGCCGGTAAAAAAGGCACGTTGTCTGCCTCCCTGCAGGCTATCGCCGACCAGTCAAAACCCGTCACCGTTGTTGTGCGCGTTGCCGAAGGTGTCGACGATGACCCGGATGCAGCTCAGGCGCAGACCATTTCTAACATCATCGGCGGCACGGATGAGAACGGTAAATACACCGGCATTAAGGCGCTATTGACTGCCGAAGCGGTCACCGGCGTTAAGCCGCGCATTCTCGGCGTGCCGGGTCTCGATACCAAAGAGGTCGCAGTCGCACTTGCTTCGGTCTGTATCAGCCTGCGCGCCTTTGGCTATATCAGCGCATGGGGTTGTAAAACCATTTCCGAGGCGATGGCCTATCGCGAGAATTTCAGTCAGCGCGAGCTGATGGTCATCTGGCCTGACTTCCTCGCATGGGACACCACCACGAACGCCACCGCAACAGCCTACGCCACCGCGCGCGCACTTGGCCTGCGCGCCTACATCGACCAGACTGTCGGCTGGCATAAAACCCTGTCTAACGTCGGCGTGCAGGGTGTCACCGGCATCAGTGCGTCAGTCTTTTGGGATTTGCAGGCATCCGGCACCGATGCTGACCTGCTCAACGAGGCCGGGGTCACGACGCTGGTGCGTAAAGATGGTTTCCGCTTTTGGGGTAACCGCACCTGTTCTGATGACCCACTTTTCCTGTTTGAGAACTACACCCGCACCGCGCAGGTGCTGGCCGACACGATGGCCGAGGCTCACATGTGGGCGGTCGATAAGCCCATCACCGCATCGCTTATCCGTGACATTGTCGACGGTATTAACGCCAAATTCCGCGAGCTGAAATCAAATGGCTACATCGTGGACGGTGAATGCTGGTTCGACGAGGAATCGAACGATAAGGAAACCCTCAAGGCCGGGAAACTGTATATCGACTACGACTATACGCCGGTTCCACCACTGGAAAGCCTGACCCTGCGTCAGCGTATCACCGATAAGTATCTGGTGAATCTGGCTGAATCGGTCAACAGCTAAGGAGCCCGAAACAACATGGCACTACCCCGCAAACTCAAATATCTGAACATGTTCAATGATGGCCTCAGCTACATGGGCGTTGTTGAATCCGTGACGCTGCCGAAGCTGACCCGCAAGCTCGAAAACTATCGCGGCGGCGGTATGAATGGTGCTGCGGCGATTGACCTCGGTCTCGACGATGATGCGTTAACCGTCGAGTGGTCTGTCGGTGGCCTGCCTGATGTGGCGCTGTGGGCGCAGTACGCCGCGCCGGGTGCTGACGCTGTGCCGCTGCGTTTTGCTGGCTCTTACCAGCGTGATGACACCGGAGAAATCATCGCGGTTGAGGTGGTCATGCGTGGCCGTCATAAAGAAATTGACGGCGGCGAGAATAAGCAGGGTGAAAACACCTCGACCAAACTGTCGACCGTCTGCACCTACTACCGCCTCACGATTGATGGTAGCGACGTCATCGAAATCGACACCGTCAACATGGTCGAGAAGGTGAACGGCGTCGACCGTCTGGAGCAGCACCGCCGCGCAATCGGGCTGTAACTCCCTGACCGGTCAGCATGGCTGGCCGGTTATTAATTCCCTTTCAGAGCAGAGAAAAACATCATGGCAAAAGCACCACGTAAAACCCCTGAATTTGTTGATACGGCTGGCAAAGAAATTGACACCGTAAATCCGAACGTCGTGACCCTCGACAAGCCGATTAAGCGCGCCGGTCAGACGATTGATAAAGTCACCCTGATTGAGCCGAACGCAGGCACCCTGCGCGGTGTCAGTCTGGCGGCGGTGGCGCAGTCCGAAGTCGATGCGCTAATTAAAGTCCTGCCGCGCATGACCTATCCCGCGCTTACGGTGCAGGAGCTTACCGCAATGAACCTGCCCGATATGCTGTCGCTGGCCGCTAAGGTGATTGGTTTTTTGTCACCGGCTTCGGCGGAATAGATTTCCCGCCCAACCTGTCGACCGATGACCTGATGGCGGATATTGCAGTGATATTTCACTGGTCGCCATCAGAGCTCTACTCCCTGAGCCTGACCGAGCTCATCACATGGCGCGAAAAGGCGCTACAGCGTAGCGGAAACCACAATGAGTAATAACCTGAGGCTTGAGGTATTGCTGAAAGCGGTCGACCAGGCGACCCGACCGCTTAAATCCATCCAGACCGCGAGTAAAACCCTGTCGGGTGATATTCGTAACACACAAAAAGGGCTGCGTGACCTGAACGGTCAGGCATCGAAAATCGACGGCTTTCGTAAGGCAAGCGCGCAACTGGCCGTAACCAGCCAGTCGCTTGAGAAAGCGAAACGAGAAGCCGGTGAGCTGGCGGTGCAGTTTAAAAATACCACCAGTCCGACCCGCGCGCAGGCGCAGGCACTCGAAGCGGCAAAGCGTGCTGCCTCTGAGCTGCAGACGAAATACAACAGCCTGAGAACATCGGTACAGCGCCAGCGCTCCGAGCTGATGCAGGCCGGTATTAACACCCACACCCTGTCTGCTGATGAGCGTCGGCTAAAAACCTCCATCAGCGAAACGACGGCGCAGCTTAATCGACAGCGCGAGGCACTGGCGCGCGTCAGTGCGCAGCAGGCTAAATTAGGCCGGGTGAAAGAGCGATATAAATCAGGCAAGGAGCTTGCCGGTAACATGGCCGCTGCAGGTGCTGCCGGGGTCGGTATCGCGACAGCGGGAACGATGGCCGGGGTTAAATTACTGATGCCCGGTTATGACTTTGCGCAGAAAAATTCCGAACTGCAGGCCGTGCTCGGGGTCGATAAGCAATCGCCAGAAATGGAGGCGCTACGCAAACAGGCGCGCCAGCTCGGCGACAATACTGCCGCCTCTGCAGATGACGCAGCGGGCGCGCAAATCATCATTGCGAAAAGCGGCGGTGACGCTGCTGCCATTCAGGCGGCGACGCCGGTCACGCTGAATATGGCGCTGTCAAACAGGCGCTCTATGGAGGAAAACGCTGCGCTGCTGACCGGGATGAAATCAGCGTTTCAGCTTTCAAACGACAAGATTGCTCACATTGGCGACGTTCTATCGATGACGATGAACAAAACTGCCGCCGATTTTGACGGACTGAGCGACGCGCTGACCTATGCCGCGCCGGTGGCGAAAAATGCCGGGGTCAGCATCGAGCAAACCGCCGCAATGGTCGGTGCGCTGCACGACGCCAAAATCACCGGGTCAATGGCGGGCACGGGTAGCCGCGCCATTCTCAGCAGCCTGCAGGCTCCTACCGGAAAAGCGTTTGAGGCCATCAAGGAACTCGGCGTCAAAACGTCAGACAGCAAGGGGAACACGCGCCCGATATTCTCCATCCTGAAAGAAATGCAGCGCAGCTTTGAGAAAAACAACCTCGGGACAAGCCAGCGCGGCGAGTACATGAAAACCATTTTCGGCGAGGAGGCCAGCTCGGCGGCGGCAGTACTGATGGAAGCAGCCTCAAGCGGCAAACTTGACAGGCTCACTGCCGCATTTAAAGCCTCGGACGGTAAAACCGAGGAACTGGTTAAGGTTATGCAGGATAACCTCGGTGGCGACTTTAAAGAGTTCCAGTCTGCTTATGAGGCAGTCGGTACCGACCTTTTTGACCAGCAAGAGGGTTCGCTGCGTAAACTCACCCAAACCGCCACGCAATATGTGTTAAAGCTCGACGGCTGGATCCAGAAGAACAAAGGTCTGGCGACGACTATCGGCATTATCGCCGGTGGCGCACTTGCTCTGATTGGTATTATCGGCGGTATTGGTCTCGTTGCATGGCCGGTTGTCATGGGGATTAATGCCATTATCGCCGCTGCTGGCGTGCTGGGTACGGTCTTTACCGTCGCCGGTGGTGCCATTGTGACAGCGCTCGGTGCGATTACCTGGCCGATTGTGGCCGTCGGTGCGGCGATTGTGGCCGGGGCGCTACTCATCCGCAAATATTGGGAGCCCATCAGCGCATTTTTCGCGGGGGTGATTGAGGGCATCATGAGTGCCTTTGCACCGGTCGAGGAAATGTTCGCTCCACTTGCTCCCATCTTTGACGGACTCGGTGAGAAGCTGCGCGGCGTCTGGCAATGGTTTAAAGACCTGATTGCACCAGTCAAGGCAACGCAGGAGACGCTTGATAGCTGCAAAAATGTCGGTGTTATTTTTGGACGGGCGCTGGCCGATGCGCTGATGTTGCCTCTGAATATTTTCAATAAGCTGCGCGGTGGCCTTGATGTAATTCTCGAAAAGCTCGGCCTCGTAAAAAAGGAATCGAGAAGTATTGATACGGAAGCGGCAAAAACGCCGACGGTTGGTCAGGGTGGAGGGTATATTCCGACAACCAGCTCGCTTGGTGGGTATCAGGCTTATCAGCCTGTCACGGCTCAAGCCGGTCGTACCTATATTGACAAGAGCAGCCCGACCTATCAAATAAACCTGCCGGGTGGCGGCGCGCCGGGTGGTCAATTGGGTAACCAGTTGCAGGATGCGTTAGAAAAATATGAACGCGACAAGCGAGCCAAAGCCCGCGCTAGCATGATGCACGATTAAGGAGGCTGATGATGATGCTTGCTCTTGGAATGTTTGTGTTTGAACGTCGCACCCTGCCTTATCAGTCGATGCAGCACTCGAAGAATTACCGCTGGGCGTCTAATGACCGGGTCGGCAAGCCGCCTGCGTATCAGTTTCTCGGCGAGGGTGAAAACGCGATCCAGCTTGCCGGTACGCTTTATCCTGCCATTACTGGCGGTCGTATATCTCTGCTGGCTGTTGAGCTGATGGCCGACGAGGGCAGAGCTTGGCCGCTGATTGAGGGAACCGGCAATATCTTCGGGATGTATATCGTCGAGACGGTGTCGACCACGCATACCGAGTTTTTCAGCGACGGCGCGACCAGAAAGATTGATTTCACCCTTTCGCTGAAACGGGTCGACGAATCACTGACGGCAATGTTTGGCGACCTGAATAAGCAGGCCAGTGAGCTTCTCGGCTCTGCCGGTAATCTGACTGATAAGCTGCAGGGTGCGCTCGGAGGGCTGACCGCATGATTACGGGCATGACCATTGACGCCGGTGCCAGCCTTGCACCGGCATTTATGCTGACGCTGAACAGCCAGGACATTACCAGCAATTTTAGTGACCGGCTGATTTCTCTCACCATGACCGACAACCGGGGCTTTGAGGCCGACCAGCTCGACATTGAGCTCGACGACACCGACGGCAAAGTCGAGTTACCCCTGCGCGGGGCGGTGCTGACGCTGTGGCTTGGCTGGCAGGGTTTGGCGCTTCTGAATAAGGGCGATTTCACGGTCGATGAGATTGAGCACCGGGGCGCGCCTGATACCTTGACCATTCGGGCGCGTAGTGCAGATTTTCGCGGAACTCTCAATTCACGGCGTGAAGAATCATGGCACGATACCACCCTCGGTGAACTGGTCAGCACCATTGCAAAGCGCAATAAACTTACGGCCAGTGTCGCGGATTCACTGAAAAAAATACCGGTGCCGCATATCGACCAGTCGCAGGAGTCCGACGCCGTATTTCTAACCCGGCTGGCTGACCGAAATGGGGCGGCGGTGTCCGTGAAAGCGGGGAAACTCCTGTTTCTGAAAGCAGGTAGTGCAATGACCGCCAGCGGCAAGCCCGTCCCGCAAATGACCCTGACCCGCAGCGATGGCGACCGTCATCAGTTCGCCATTGCTGACCGTGGGGCTTATACCGGCGTAACTGCAAAATGGTTGCATACCAAAGACCCGAAGCCGCAAAAGCAGAAAGTAACGCTGAAACGTAAGCCAAAAGAGAAGCACCTGCGCGCACTGGAACACCCGAAAGCAAAGCCGGTTAGCAAAAAGACAAAGGCCAAAAAAGAGCCGGAGGCGCGCGAGGGTGAGTATATGGCTGGTGAGGCCGATAACGTGCTGGCGCTGACGACGGTCTACGCTTCTAAGGCGCAGGCGATGCGCGCCGCTCAGGCTAAGTGGGATAAGCTGCAGCGAGGCGTTGCGGAGTTTTCAATTACGCTGGCTCTCGGTCGAGCTGACTTGTTCCCTGAGACGCCGGTGCGCGTATCAGGCTTTAAGCGCGTCATAGACGAGCAATCTTGGCTAATCAGTAAGGTAACTCACAATCTGAGTAATAGCGGCTTCACGACGGGCTTAGAGCTTGAGGTTAAGCTTTCTGACGTGGAATACAGCTCGGAGGAAAGCGAGCAGTAA